ATTTTTAACGAAATAATTTTACTATCCATTATAATTCCTCCTCAGTAATATTATATAATAAAAATATAATTTTTAATACACAAAACAACAAAATAGTTAAATATTATTTACAAGCAATATATAATCATGATATAGTTATAAATGTAATTTGGAGGTGATGGATATAGCAGAAAAGAATTTAATCTTTAAAATTGATAGCGGACTACATAAGCAAATTAAAATAAGAAGTGCTGAAAATGGTCAAACTATCAAAGGTTGCATTACAACTTTAACTAAAAAAGACTTAGCAAAGAAAGGGGAATAGAGATGGAATTAGTAGTAACGAATCAAACACCTATCGAAATTGCTTTAGGTATTGATGAACAAGGTATGACAACTGCCAGGAAGTTGTATGAGTTTTTAGAAATGGATAGCAAGAATTATTCAAGATGGTATAAGCAAAACATTGAAAATAATAGCTTTGCTATGGAAAATGAGGATTATTTCCCATTCGTCATTAATGAAGAATGGGGTGGCAGAGCTTCAAAAGATGCTAAATTAACATCCGACTTCGCAAAGAAACTTTCAATGACAGCAAAGAATGAGAAAGGTGAACAAGCAAGAGATTATTTTGTAACAGTAGAAAATATAACTCGTGATACCCAATTACAACTACACAATCTTTCACCTGAACTTCAATTCATGATTCAGTCTGAAATCAAATTGAAAGAGCATGACAGAAGATTAGATCTGCTTGAAGGTGATTTACCAATAACACCATCTGAGTGCAATTTAATTAGCAGAGAAGTGAAGTCGAGAATTAAGAAAGTTATTAGCGAAAACAATTTAATTGTAAACAATAAGCAAAGAAGAAAATTATTTAATGAAATCAAACATGATGCAACTATCATTGCTGGGGTAACACAATATAATTATATTTTAAAGAAAGACCTTGAGAAGGTTATAGCATATATTAATAACTGGTATCCTAGCGGAGCTACTTTAGCTGGTATCATGGGATATGAGCAACAATCATTATTTAAAAATGAACATAAAAAAAGACATTCGTTAATCCGACAAGATTAGAGACGAATGTCACCATCAGGCACTTGTATTATAATACATAAAAGGTAAATTGTCTACCTTTTAACAAGTGCCTCTAAGATTAAATGGAGGAACAAGAAAATGGAATCAAAATTAATTGATATTATTAAAAAAGCTAAGAAAGTATTTAAAACAGATAGTAGTCTTATGGTGGATGAAATACTAATTTTAAATAGGAAATCGAAAAGTAATACAGAGTTGGTGTCTAGTGCTTATGCACTAGGATACATACGAGGTGTTGAAAGTAATAAAAAAAAGGTATAAAATTAAAGTATCCTAAAGATATCGAAAAAACTCCCAAACAAAAAAACAGACTGCAAGGGAGAGTGGTTTGGTTTGCGTAGCAAATTAACGCAGTCACATATTAGAGCCGTGAGCCGATGTATATTTTATATGTCGGTTTTTTATATATAAACTGGAGGAAATGTTATGAAACTAAATATATTGGGAACAAAATATGATTTAAAATATATCGATAACCCTGATGAAGACATGCAAAACAACGATGCGGATGGGTATACAGATAGCATAAATAAAAAAATAGTTATTCTTAGTAAAACACCTAACGATATAGAAAGCATACTTAGGCATGAAATTATTCATGCATATTTAATCGAAAGTGGTATTGGATATGGCTATGCGTTTCATAATGAGGACATGGTAGAATGGCTAGCAATGCAATTTCCTAAAATAGAAAAAACGATTAATAATATATAATAAAATTTAGAGCCCTGAGCCGTAATGGAAAGGGGTTTTTATATTGTATGTAGATAAAATATCAAATGCATTAAAGAAAAAAGGAAGTTCTTTTGAAATAGTAAACAGCTGTTTCGAGTTATGCAGATTAGAGACAAGTGAACTAAGCATAAGAAAAGGCAGTGAACTGGTTAAGAGAGCAGTAATTAAAAATGTTAAACAAGGTGAAGAATGGTATGATCTGTATCGTAAAGTTTTATTGTTTCGTGCACCTTACTGTTTTGAAGATTATTTAATTTATCTAGAAATTGATAGACCACCAGAGGAACGATTCTATCAACCGCGGAGGAAAGTATTAAAAGTTGTAGTTGAAGAACTTCAGGCGTTAGCTGATGATGAGCTGGATGAATTATTTGTAAGTATGCCACCACGTGTTGGGAAAACAACTATATTAATGTTGTTTATTACGTGGATCATGGGGCGAGATGGTGAGGCAAGCAATTTATATAGTGCGTTCTCAGCTATAATTACAAGTGCTATGTATACTGGTGTGTTGGAGGTAGTGACAGACAGCTATACATATAACTGGAAAAAAGTATTTAATAATTCAGGTATTGCTAATACTGATGCTAAAAAGGAAACCATAGATATTGATAGAAAGAAACGTTATCCAACATTAACGTGTCGTTCGTTGTATGGAACATTGAACGGAGCGTGTGACTGTTCTGGGTATTTAATTAGTGATGACTTAATCGGTGGTATTGAAGAAGCGTTAAACAAAGACCGTTTAATGAATGCATGGTCAAAGGTAACGAACAATTTAATACCTCGTACAAAACAGTCTGCAAAGAAAATATGGATTGGTACACGCTGGAGTTTAATTGATCCGGCTGGTTTAAGGATGGACTTCTTGCAGAATAATGAAGAAGGTAAAAAGGTAAGGTTTAAAATAATTAATCTACCAGCGCTTAATGAAAACGACGAATCTAATTTTGATTATGATTATAATGTTGGATTTAATACAGACTACTACAAACAGTTAAGAGCACAGTTTGAAAGAAATAATGATATGGCATCATGGCAAGCTCAATACATGGGAGAGCCTATTGAGCGTGATGGAGCACTATTTACACCTGATACAATGAATTTCTATAACGGGGTAATAGCTGATGAACCAGTAAGAAATTATATGACGGTCGATGTTGCGTGGGGTGGTGGTGATTATGTTTCAGCACCAGTATGCGTAGAAACTGAAAACGGAGATTTCATACCTGATGTAGTATTTAATAATGGTGATAAAACTATAACAAGGCCATTAATTGTAGACTGTATTATCAAAAATAATGTTAAGTATGTTCAGTTTGAAGCTAATAATGGCGGAAGCGAATATGCTGAATGGATAGAAAGAGAATTAAAACAGAGAGACTATAAATGTACGATAACAAGTAAATCAGCACCAACTAATAAGCGAAAAGAAGCGCGTATATTTGAACGTGCACCTGAAATTAGAGAGTTTTACTATTTAGATAACGGGCGCAGACATAAAGAATATCAATTGTTTATGAATAATCTATATGCTTTTAAAATTGTAGGAAAAAATAAAAATGATGATGCACCAGACAGCATGGCGATGCTTTCAGAAGTAAGAGGAAGAGGAAAATACACTTCTGTAACAACTTTCAGTAGAAAAGATTTAGGAATATAATTTTTTTCTTGACAAGATTAAAATCTGTACGTAGCCTTAAAGTAGGAAGTGGGGTAATTAAAATTGAAAAAAGAAATATATTGCCCCGTTTGTGCAAAAAGGGGTAAAAAGAAACTTCTAGGAGCTGTAGAAGAAGGTTCAAAAGGAACAGTGTATCTATGGTGTAAGGAAGATAAAAAACCAATAAAGATTGAATTAAGTAAAATTAAATAAAAATAGAGCCATGAGCCGATGTATTACGTAAAAAACGTAATAATCGGCTCTTTTTATTTACAGTTAGGGGGTGTGTTATGAGTAGTACGACAGGTGAATTAGCAATAGAACAGTTTAAAGGCAGAAAAATGATTACTACGGATGTTGTGGAAATCACCAAAGACAACATACATGATGTGTTGGGTAAGGCAATGTCTATTCATATAAGAAACCGTAGTCAAATAAGACGGCTGTTTGAGTATGAAAAGGGAAATCAAAATATTCTTTATCGTCAAAAGGATGTAAGACCTGAAATAAATAATAAAATTGTTGAAAATCATGCACACGAGATCGTCAACTTTAAAGTCGGATATGTTTTCGGGCAACCGATAAGCTATGTTCAGCGTGCTAATAAAGATTTATCTAATACCGAATCAAGTGGAGACAACGTAGTAGATGCATTAAATGAAATGATGTTCGAGGAAGGCAAATATTACAAAGATCAGGAGCTGGCAAGAACGTTTTCAATTTGTGGTGTTGGTTATCGAATGGTTACACCATACAAAGTAAAAAAAGGAGTTAGTGATTTTCGGATTACTAATCTGGATCCGCGTTTTACATTCGTTGTTTATAGTGCTGATGTTTTTCATGAACCAATGATGGGTGTTACATACTGGATTGATGAAGATAATATGATTCACTGCACAATTTACATTGAAAATTTTGTTTATAAAACAACGGGGAGATATGGAAATGTGTTCACCCCTGATGGAAAACTTGAAGAATCGATAAATGGAATAGGAGCAATTCCAATTATCGAATACAAAAACGATGATTCAAGGATGGGATGTTTTGAAAGAGTTCTTGGACTGCTTGAAGCAATAAACTTATGTACTTCTGATCGTCTTAACGGATTAGCACAGTTTGTACAGTCATTGCTATGGTTTAACGATATCGGTATTGATAATGAACAGTTTAAATTGCTTAGAGAAGAAGGCGGTATTTCTACGAAATCACTAGGCGATGGAAAAACACCAATATTGCAGTATATAAAAACAGAGCTGAATCAAACAGAGGTCCAGACACTAGCTGACTATTTATATATGCAAGTATTACAGATTACTGGTACACCGGCTAGAGGGCAGTCAAGTGGCGGTAACACTGGTGTTGCTTTAATGTTAGGCGAATCAGGGTGGCAGTTAGCTGAAGAAAACGCGCAAAGTGCAGAAACGTTATTTGGCAACAGTGAACGTCAAATGATGCTTGTAATCAAAAATATTATTGAACGCTCTAAAGATAATGATATCAGCGAGTTATGTATCGCTGATATAGATATTAAGTTTAATCGGAATAAGATTAGTAATTTATTAAGCAAGACGCAAGCACTTATGAATTTAAAGACTGCTGGAATAAATATGCGCCACGCAATTAAAACTGTTGATTTATTTCCTGATCCGCAGCAGGTATACAAAGACAGTGAAAAACAGTTGGAGAAGAACGTTAAGGAGCAAACGACGGAGAAGGTCGGAAACGAGCAAAGGTTAGAGAAAAACGTTAAAGAGCAAGGAGAATAAATTATGGATTTAAAAAAGCATTTAGGCAAAAAGTACAAAGATAACATGACTTTTGAAGAAATTCAGGAAGCATTAGCGGATTTACCTGAACCTGATTCAGTTGTCGATAAAGAAGAATACGACAAAATGAAAAAATTAAAAGATGAAGCAAGCAAAGAAGCAAGTTCTTGGAAGAAGAAATATAATTCTACGCTAAGTGAAAAAGAGCAGTTAGAGATTGCTCAAAATGAGGCGAATGAAGAATTACAGAATAACTATGATGCATTGCTAAGAAAAACAACTATTGCCGAAAGGAAAGCGGAATTAGTTGAATTAGGTTACGATACTAAGCTGGCTCAGGAAACAGCTGAAGCAATGGTTGATGGAGATTTCACAAAAGTTATTGCTAATCAAAGTAAATTTGCCGAATCAGTTAAAAAGAACACAACTGATGAATTATTAAAGAACACAAAAACACCTGAAGGTGGAGGTAGTGAGGAAGGTATGACAAAAGAAAAATTTAATAAATTATCTATTCAAGATAAGCAAAAATTATTCGATACCGATCCCGACACCTTCAAACAATTAGCCGAAGGAGGAAATTAAATATGTCATTAAACCATACACACCAAAAGTACGATAATTTCGTATTAGCAACCGAATTTGAAAATCAGTATCAATCGAAATTAGATTTAATGAGATTTTGTACTGTCGATGATTCGTTAGTAGGTACACCGGGAACTAAAAAGAAAATTAATCGTTACAGTGCTACTAATGGTACAGAAGTATTGACAATGGGTAATGGAAACACTAAGAACATTGAAGTTAAATTAACACAAGAAGAATATGAAATTGAAATGTTACAAAATCGTTTCCCTTACTATGATGAGGAAGAAATGACTGATCCAAATGTAGTAACTACCGGAGTCAATCATATGGCTGTAGATATGTATAACACATCTAATACAAAAGCTATGGCAGAATTCCAAAAAGCAACAGCAAAGGTTGAAGTTGAAAAATTTGATTTTGATGCATTTGTTGACGGTTCCGCATTGTTCCCTGAAAACGAACAAGAAGATATGGCGATTTTTGGATTAGTACATCCAAAAGATAAAGCAGAAATCAGAAAAAATCTTAAAGACGATTTAAAATACGTCGAAGATTATGCACGTGCCGGATATATTGGACATGTTGCTGGAGTTCCTTTATATAACTCTAATCACGCGAAACAAGGTACAGTTATTTTAGCAACAAAAGAAGCAGTTAAATTCTTTGTTAAAAAAGGAACTGAAGTAGAACAAGAACGTGATGCAAATGTTCGGTTAAATACTATCTACAGTAGAAAGTACGGTATCTTTGCATTCGTAGACGATACTAAAGCAGTTAAATTAGAGAAAAAATCTACATCAGTATCAGGATAAGAGGTGATTAAGAATGACACAAAAAGAAATGCTTAAGAAGCTGGTGCCTGAGATTACTGATGATGATATCGAAGTGCTTTTGGAACTAAGCAAGGGTGTTATTCTTAATGCACGTTTCCCTAATGGTGAGATTCCATTAAACAAGTTAGGAGAGACATATGTAGAAAATAGATACTTGCATTTACAAGTACAAATGTGTATTGAAATGTTCAACCGTAGGGGCAGTGAGGGTGAGACACAGCGTACTGAAAATGGAATTTCACGTACATATGATACTGCTGATATTTCGAAATCTTTAGTTGGGAAGATACTTCCTAAGTGTGAAATATTATGAGAGATTTAGCAATCAATCAACAGACTATTTTCTACCAAAACTACGGTGTGGGTGAAACGGTTGATAAATACGGTAATCCGGTTAAAGGATATGGAGATATTGAATCAATGCGTTTGTGTGTAAGTTCCAACAAAGGAGAACCTAACGAGGATATCTTTGGTAACGATCTAAAGTACGACAAGACAATGTCTACCCACAATTTGTCATGTACTATAGATGAATTTACACGGTTATGGATTGGAATTCCCAAAACCCAACCATACAATTACAAAGTTAAAGCAGTTGCTCCAAGCTACAGTTGTATAAAATACGCTATCGAAAAAGTCAACAAAAATGAAGATAAAAGTAAAACTGAGTGATAAGGGTATTGATAAAGCATTGAAGCAGTTGGAGCAGTACAAACAAGATTTAAATAAAAAAGCTAACCAGTTGGTACAACGATTAGCTGATGAAGGATATACAACAATTATTAATAAGATATTCGAATTTGATGCCATAGAAACTGGCGATATGTTAAGTTCTGTATCAAAAAAATCAAATAATTGTTATGCGATGTTATCTGTAGGGGATTGTGCTATGTTTGTAGAATTTGGTACAGGTCCAAAAGGTGAGGAAAATCCATACATAGGTGATAGCATGGGGTGGAAATATAACACTGGAGATAACATTAAAGAATATGCAATAAATGGGGTAACAGTAACTGGGTGGTTTTATCCTGATGGAAGCGGTGGGTATCGTTTTACAAGTGGTATGCCCTCACGTCCATTTATGTATGAAACTGCTATGGAACTCCGTTATAACAAAATGGAAAAGATTATTAGGGAGGTGTTTAGATAATGATAGATCACGAAAGTTATGTATTTGAAGTAGTCGCTTCAAAATTACGTGAAGAATATGGCATTGATAATATTTACATAACTGGTGAGGAAATATCTAATACACCTCCTAAGTTTCCAGCTGTCTGTATAATGCAGAGCGACAATATTATTAATACTGATTATTCAACTTTTAATGAAAATGAAAACGTCGCAATCGAAACTTACAAAATTGAAGTTGTAAGTATTGATAGTAAAGATGAATGCATGAAAATAGTGGCTGTTATCAACGATGTATTGGTAAAGCATGGATATTTAAGAACATTCAATCAGCCGATAAAAAGTGCAGATAGTGATATATACAGAAGAATTGCAAGATTTAAAAAAGTAAATTCAATAGGAGGAAATTAAATATGGGAGTTGCGTTAAATACTGCTGGTGTAACAGTTGGATATGCTGTAGAAGCTAGCGCTGGAACTAGACCAACAACAAATTACATTGAAATTCCTGATATTAAGGAAGTACCTGAAATGAATCCTGAACCTGAAACATTGGAAACTACAGTTTTAAAGGAAACAGAGTACAAAACTTATATCGAAGGCTTAAAGGATTTAGGTGGTGCATTATCATTTTTGGCTAACTACACCGAAGAATTAAGTACTGCATGGGATACACTGGTAAAAGCATATAAAACAGCCAGTGAATCAAACAAAGCAGTATGGTTTGAAATCAAACATCCAAGACTTGAAAAATCTGTTTACTTCACTGGACAACCAAGTGCTATGGGGTTACCAGCAATGGCAGTTAACAGTGTATTGGAAACAAATTTATATATTACACCAACAAATGCGCCAGCATGGGAAACAAAATCAACAACTGCGGAAGGTTAATCCTTTCGTAGTTTAAATATGGAGGAAAATAATATGGCAAAAGTTATTAATTTTACTTATAAAGATAAGGATTACACATTGGAGTACACAAGAAAAACATTAGAAAAAATGGAAGCAGATGGAATTAATTTAACTGAATTAGACAAAAAACCAGTTACAATCTTACCTAAATTATTTGAATATGCTTTCTTTGCAAATCATAAACGTATGTCAAAGGAATTAATTGGAGAAATGTTTGGATTGCTTACTGATAAAAACGAAATGTACAACAAATTAAGTGAAATGGCAATGGAAACATTAAATACTTTATTTGAGGACAGTACAGAAAAAAACGCAATCAAGTGGACGGCGACATTTTAGAAGAACCGTCCTCAAAAACATTTACAGAAACGTTTTACGAAGTTTTTCCATTCTATTTAAGTATTGGAATGACATATGAGCAGTTTTGGGAAAACGATCCTTCACTTGCTAAATACTATCGAGAAGCTGACAAACTGCGCAATGAGCGAAAGAACACAGATGCATGGATTCAAGGAATGTACATATACGATGCTGTAAGTACAGTTGTATATAATGTGTGGTGCAGAGATAAAGGAAAATCACCAGCAAAATATACAGAGAAACCGTATCAGTTCAATGCAGTAAAAGCTAAAGAAGATTTAGTAGAAGAAGAATCGGCGAGAGCTGAAGTATGGATGAAAAATTTTGTAAATCGATTTAAATAATGAGCCGACCGAGAGCCTTAAATTTTTTTAAGGAAGGAGGTTATCTAAAATGTCAATGGAAATAGACAAACTGAGCATTGAAATAGAGAGTAATGCCAGTAATGCTAGTGGAGAAATAGACAAATTAGCTGGTTCATTAGGAAATTTAAAAAATAATCTTAATGGTGTTGGCAGTTTAAAAACTTTTTCTACAGCATTAAAAAATTTAGCTGATGTATCGAGAGATAACAATTTAGCACAACTTGGTAGTATCGGTGATAAAGTTAAGCGTATGAGTGAAGGTTTTAAAGGTTTAAATGGATTTAAAACTGGTGCTACTGGTCTGATGAAAGAACTTTCTAATGTAAAAGCTATTGCTTCAGATTTAGGCGATACTAAGTTTGATAAGTTTACAGAAGATATTAACAAACTAAAAACCGCAATACAGCCGTTACAGGACTTAGGTAAGACGAATTTAGGAAGTTTCTTTAATCAGTTAAAAAAACTGCCTGAAATTTCAAAACAGCTGGATACAGTTGACTTTAACAAATTCTCTTCACAAATGAAACAGCTTGCAAATGCAATCAAACCGCTTAATGGTGTTTCTATTAAATTGGGAAGAGCATTTAGTAATTTACCATGGCACATAAAAAAAGCAACCACACAAATGGAAAGCTATTCAAGAAGTGCATCTAAAGCAAGCAAAACAAGCGGTAGCTTAATGAGCCGATTAGGTAAATCAGTAGCCAGTTTTAGAACTATGACATTCGTAATCCAAGGTGTCGTTGGTGCCTTAACGAGTGTTTTTGAAGAATCATCACAATATGTAGAAAACTTAAACCTATTCAATGTTGCAATGGGTGAAACCACTCAAAGCGCTTTAGACTTTGCAAACAAGGTTCAAGGAGCTATGGGGATTGATACCAGTGAATGGATGAGTTTTCAAGGTAGGTTAAATAACCTTATTACTGGTTTTGATGTAGCCAGTGACAAGGCACAGATCATGTCGCAAAACCTAACACAGTTAGCATACGATTATTCATCGTTAATGAATGTTGATCCTAGTGAATCGTTCGATAAGATTAATTCGGCGATGAGTGGACAAATCAAAGGTCTTAAGGATTATGGTAACAACGTAAGTGTTGCAATGGTTAAACAGACTGGTTTGAAGTATGGACTTGAAGGCGCAGTATCTGAATGGGATCAAAACACTCAAGCAATCATGCGTTATATAACCATAATGAATAACGCGAGCAAAGTTGATGTATTCAACGATATGGCTCGTACAATCGCAACACCAGCAAATGCAGTTCGTATCTTAACACAACAGTTTACAATGCTAAAACGTGCAGTGGGGAATATTGCTAGTGTGTTCATAAGCAAACTTATTCCATATGTACAGATAGCAGTACAGTGGCTTACTGCTCTAGCGAATACGATAGCTAATTTCTTTGGGTTCGAATTGCCTAAAATCGATTACAGCGGTATTGCTGGCGGTGGAGGGGCTTTAGACGATGTAGAAGATAGCGCTAACGGTGCAAGCGATGCAGTAGGTGGAACAGCCGATAAAGTAAAAGAATTAAAGAAACAGTTAATGGGCTTTGATGAACTTAACATTATAAACAAACCTGATGACAGCAGTGATTCAGGGAGCGGAGGTTCAGGAGGAGCTGGTGGCGGAGGTTCAATAGGTGATATAGAACTGCCACAGTATGATTTTCTAAAAGGACTGGAAAATCAAACAAATGAAATGATGGAACGTTTGGCTAAAAAAATGGCTGAAATGTTTAAACCAGTTACTAACAGCTGGAACAAATACGGTAAGGGTGTACTTGATTCAATCGAGTATCAATGGATTGAAATCGGAAAACTGGTAGATAGTATTGGCGTAAGTTTTGGTACTGTTTGGCAAAATGGAACTGGTGAGGAAACTATGGATCATATTTTCAGCATCATAACCAACATTAATATTACAGTCGGTAATTTGGCTAAACAGTTCAGAACAGCATGGGATGAAGCTGGAAACGGTACGCAAATAGTTCAAAACCTATGGGATTCATTTAATGTTTTCTTGGGATTGATTGACGATATATCAAGAGATCTTGTTAAACTATCTGATACTTTGGATTTTAAACCAGCGGTAAAAAGTGTGGTAAACTTCACAGATGCGTTTAAAGATTTGAGCACCACTATTAGCAAACTGCTATATGGCGGATATAAAAATGTATTAGAGCCATTAGCTAAATGGAGTATTGAAAAAGCAGTGCCAAGTTTGGTCGATAGTCTTTCTAAGGCTGTTAAAGGGCTGAGCAAGGTATTAGATGCATTAAGACCTACAATAAACATAATCGAAAAAGTAGCTACAGCCTTATTAAAAATGGCTGGAAACACTGTATTGAAAGCTATTGATTTATTGGCGAGCGCAGTAGACGGAATAGGTAGTATGTTTAAGAAATTTCCGGGATTGATGACTGGTGTAACTACTGCTGTAGGCGCATTTATAACAGCGTGGAAGGTAGACCAGTTAGTTAGCACAAATACAAAAATAAATACAATAATCACATCATTAAAACTAATTCCTAGCGCTGTAAGTGCTGTTAAATCGGTTGGATTTACTCAAGCAATGAGCGACTGGGCTAGTGCAAGTTTTGGGGCGAGTAATGCTATATCATCATTAATTAGTTTTGGAAGTAAGTTAAATTCAATAGATGGTCCTCTTAAAGCGGTATCTTTAGGTTTTGGTTCTTTAGCAACAAAAGCAGAAAGTGCGTTTGGAGCATCAAATTTATTGAGCACTGGACTAACGTTTTTAGCTAGCAACCCATTAGTTGCGGTTGTTGGTGGTTTAGGATTAGTTGTTGGAGCATTAGTGGCAGTTGCAAGTGCAACCGATGATACAAACAATAAATACAAAAAACAAATCGAACAGTCTCAGGCATTAGGTGAAGAATGTAAAAAATTAGCCGATGAACAAAGAAAACTTAATGAAAATGCTAGCGAAGGTATCAAAGATTCATTAGGAGATTATTTAAAAATAAAAAACACTTATGAAGAACTTATTTCGCTTGGTGAAGGTAATGTAGAACAAATTGGTAATGCACAAGGGAAAGTCGATGAGTTAAATAGTATATGTGGCGAAACAGTAGTGCAGATTGAAAACGGTCATTTAAAATGGTTGGAATCAAAGGAAGCAATTTTAGAAAATATCGAAGCGTTAAAACAAAAATACATTATCCAAGCTAATGAGGAATCATATACAAAAGCACTTTCAAAGCAAAGCGAGGTACAAAGTAAATTAACGCTTGCTCAAAATGATTACAACAAAATCGCTAAAGAATGTAGTGGATTTTTGGATGAGATGGGCATCAGTTTGGACGATGTTTTAAATGGAAATGTAAATTATGCTAAAGTATTACGTCAGTTAACTCCAAAACAACGTGATGCGATAGATGCTTTTATAAAAGCTAAAGAAACTTTAGACGATGCAACCAAAGCTTCAATTGAAAATAAAAATGCGTTAGAAAAAATGAGTGCTGCACAAGAATTCAATATTTCAAAAACTACACTACAAAAAGATGGAGTTAAAGGGTTAGTAGAAAATTATGAACTGCTAACCGGTAAATATAGCTCTGTCATTGGTAAAAGTGGTGAAGTGACTATGACATATGATACATTAAAGTCTGCTTTAATGGCATATGATGACGTAATTAAAGGTCATGGTGAAAATAACGAGTTAATGAGTGAGGAAGAAAAAGCGAATGCTCAGGAATGTAAAAATGTTGTAATTACACAACTCGCAGAAAAAGCAGTAGCTCACGAACAAAGCTATGAAAAAATGAAACAAGAATTAGGTAGCGCGTGGGATGTGATGACTGATAAAGAAAAAGAAAGTTTGAAAAAGCAGTACAATGATTTAAAGAAAGCGAAAGATGCTGAAAAGGAACTTATTAATAATCAAAAAGATGCGCTTCTAAAAGTGCTGGATGATTACAACATTGGTCGTAGTGACAAACAAGCTAAACAGTGGAAACAAGAATTGGAAGAAGCACAAAAAAATGGTAGTGAGCAAGGTCAAGAATATATTGATAATCTAGTTAAAGATTTAATGACTGGAAAAATTAAAACAGATCAACAAGGTGATGAAATAGGTAAAGGATTTAAATCTAACCTAGAAAAGAATATCGCATATTTTAAATCTGACGATGTTGATGCCAGATTCAAACTAGATGCGTTAAATAGATTAACTTTACAAGATAAAGTGGCATGGCTTGAATTTAAAAGTAAGACTAATGGATTTAAGCTGGTAAATGGAATTGTTGGTGGTGAAGGCATTGTCAGTATTAAAGAGTTTGCCAACGGTGGTTTCCCTGATATGGGGCAAATGTTCGTCGCTAGGGAAGCTGGTCCAGAGTTAGTAGGACGCATTGGTAAGAAAACAGCAGTTGCTAATAACGATCAAATTGTAAGTGCAGTAAGTGGTGGTGTTTACAACGCTATGCGTAGTGCTATGGCTGGTATGAGTGGTGGCGGTAAATTTGAGATTCATACAACTGTTGAAATAGATAAAAAAGCAGTTGGAAAATCAGTAGTGGACTATAACAATGGAATAGTTAAACAAACGGGTAAAAGTCCGTTGCTAATTTAAAGGAGGGATTGAAATGGACGATGTTATTAAAATTAATGGAGTAGGTTTCAACCCTTCTTCATTAGAATTTCAAGTTTATGATTTAGACGGTGAAGAAGGCTCGGGACGTAATCAAAACGGAGAAATGTTTAGAGATAGAAAAGCAGTTAAGCGAAAGGTTGTTTGTACATTTAACGGTCTTACAGATGCTATGGCTAGCAAATTACTTAAAGCAGTTGAACCAGTATTCTTTTCTTTAGAATATCCTGATCCAGTTGAAAACAAGCGTAAAACAATAACGGCTTATGTTGGTGACAGAACTATGCCGATATTTAAATATGATGCGGTTAAAAAATGCTGGATATGGGAAACGATTAATTTAAATTTTATTGAAAGGTAGAGATAGCATGATTAATAAAGTAAAAATAGTTGATAAAGGACATGGGGAAGTATCTGTAAAAATTGATGGCGAAGAGTTTGCTGGAAAGATTAATGAGTATTCTATAGTACATTCAGTTGATGATGTTTTAAGAATGACAATGACATTTCCAGTTAAACAACTCGACATTACTTGTTTAACGGATAAAATGAAAAAATATCGAGTTTAAGAGGCAATAGCATGATTAATACAAACGAAGAATTTAATTCATCGGTCATAGCACAAGACCGTGTTATCAATGCCAAAGTCATTTTTAATGGCACAACAGAATTAATCAATGAAGTCATATCTGTTGCTTTAGACGAAATTTCTTGTAGCGAATCAACTTTAAAAATTGGTGAAATAAATACTAATAAAGCAACTGTCAAATTCAAAATGCCTGATAACAAGATCCCGTTAAAAAATAGTACAGTAAAAATTTATAGTGGTGTAAATGGTGTTTATGTATGTAAGGGTACATATTACACAGCTGAGATTGATAAATCAGATAATAGCGACATTGTTACTGTCACAGCGTACGACAGCTCATACAGACTAAATAAAACTTATGAACCGTCTATTGAATACCCTAATAGTTTATCGAATGTAATAAATGATATTTGTAGCCAGTGTAATATCTTGCACGATATAAAAAATATACCGGACATTACAATTGATGGATATATCGATAATATAACGTGTAAACAATTTTTAGGCTATATGATGGGCTTAATGGGGTGTAATGGAACAATAAATCCAGACGATAAATTAATCGCATATTGGTACAAGGATTGTGGTATTGAGATAACTTATGATTTGCAGTTTATGAACGGTTTCAACAGAACTACTGACGAGGACATAGTAATCAACTCGTTAACAAGCGGTGATAGTGAAAATGTACTGGTAGCTGGAAATGGATTCGGTATAACTTTCGAAAATCCGTATATGAAACAAGAAATATTAGACAGTATATTTGAGCGGATTAAAGGTTTTACATACACACCATGTACTGTAGAGTGGCGAGGTAACCCAGCTTTAGAAATAACTGATATTGTTAAAGTTGAAGATAAAAATGGTGTTTTACATAATGTACTGCTAAGTGAACATACAATAGTGCTTACGGGCATGAAATCGAACATAACTTGTAAAGGTGAAACTGAAATAGATACAGTTATGAATCAGTCACCTACAGACATTAAACTAAATAAGCTGTATGCCACATTAACAAATGCTTTTAAAAATACTACTGATAAAATTTTAGGCAATCAGGGCGGTTATTACAGAATTGATATGAACGACGAAGGTTTTCCTTCAGGATGGACTATCATGAATACTCCTGAATTAAGGGATGATACACATTTGTGGAGATTTACAGCCGGTGGTCTAGGCTATTCTGAAGATGGTGGAAAGACATTTAAAAATTTAGCCTTTGACCTTGATGGTAATTTCAATGCAAATGTTATTACAACTGGTATATTGCAAGGTGAAATGTTTGAACTTGATTTACAGACGGGTGTTATTAAGATTGGGAAACGTGATTCAGAGGGTGAAATAAGCAATCCTAGCTTTTATCTAAATGAAAAAGGCGAGTTGACAATAAAAGCCTTTGAAGAAATAAAAGAGGAGCTACAAGCTAAAAAATACCTAGTATCCTTAGATAATAGTGGAACTGTCCTAAACAAGCCAACAGATACAATTACATTAAGTGCAAAAGTATATGATGGCAATAATGATGAAACAAACAACATAAGCAGTATTAGTTTTAACTGGTACAGAGTATCGAGTGATAGCGAAAGCGATAAAACTTGGAATAACAGTCACAAAGGAAAACGTTCGATAATATTAACACCTGATGATGTAAATGTTAACGGCAGTTTCTATTGTGAAATAACATTACCGATTGGTACTAGAAAAACACTGTCTATAAGCATAACTGATAATAATGACATTGCTAATTTAGAAGGCAGTTTCTTGGATGTCACTGGTGTCAATACAGTTCAATCATATGATGAAGGTTATGTACCAAACTGGGAAGAAACCCCAGCAGTTATTACCCCCGCGGTTTTAGATGGATTATTAAATGTAGATTTAAATAACTGCACACTGGTTTGGAAACGTAATAATAATGGAACGGAGACAGATTTAATAGAGGGTGAGAGTGTCTTAAACGGTATCCTAACAGTAAATAAAAATGTTATGTCTAAAGGACGTCCATATATAACATATATTTGCTATGTAACTTATAAAAATGCAACAAAAAAACTTAGTGTAACGTTTATGCTTAATATCGATGGCAAGGATGCATTAGTTCTTAAAATAGACAGTTCAAATGGCTATATATTTAAAAATACTGGTGTGTCTACTACGATGACAGTTCAAATATTTGTGGCTGGTGAAATAATAGATACGTCTCAAAAAATGTATAATTATTTTGGCGATAAAGCGAAGATACTTTGGGAAGTAAAACATGTTAAGGAAACAGACTTTACAGCGTTAGATCCAGCTGATTCTAGATTAACGGACAATGGATTTATATTAACGCTAACATCAAATGATATAAATGAAAAAGCAACATTTAGATGTTTTTTAGATTTTTAGGAGGAAATAAATAAATGGCAATAAAAGCAACAGCAGAGCAAGATGTGCTTGATATAACAGACGGTTATTCAATAAATTTAAGTAATGATAATTATACGTTTCAGGGAACTACAACATCAGTAGAAGGAACTCAGTCATTAACTTGCAAAATAACCGCTATAAGAGGTTCAAATAAAATGGTGTGTTCAGTTGGGGATATTACAGCTCCAACGGGATTAAGTATAGTTTCAGATGGGAAAACACCAGAACCAACATTAACGATAACTGCAACAAGCGCATTAACTAAGAGCGGAAGTGTTATTATTCCAGTAAAGACAGAAGATGTTACAATTGAAAAAGTATTCAGCTGGTCGATAGCATTTAAAGGAAATAATGGTACAAGTGTTACAGTATCGAATACAAGCATAACATATCAAGTTGGTACTTCGGGAACGACTGCGCCAACTGGTTCATGGACAACCGCAATTCCTTCTGTTCCTTCAGGACAGTATTTATGGACAAAAACAGTAGTAACCTATAGTGATGGTAAATCTACTACAGCATACAGTGTGTCAAGAAATCCTGAAAACGGTACAAATGGTACGAGTGTTACAGTTAAATCAACGGTTACAGAATATCAGGCAAGTAATTCCGGAACTACTGTACCAACTGGTTCATGGTCTAGTACACCAGTTGCTGGGAATCCCGGTCAATACGTATGGACTAGAACAACCGTAACCTATTCAGACAATAAAACAGCAGTATCGTATTCTATCTCAAGAAATGGCGCTAATGGTGCAGATTCGATCACTATGGCAATAAAATCTTCAAATGGAGTCATCTTTAAGAATACCGCTATCGCAACAACTTTAACAGCTCGCGTATTTAAGGGTGGGGTAGAAGTTACTGGCAGTGCATTAACTGCACTAGGAACGATTAAGTGGTACAAAGATGGTGGTTCAACAGCTGTAGCAACTGGTTCTAGTTTAACGATTAACGCTGGTGATGTTGATAATAAAGCGACTTATACAGCACAGTTAGAGGGATAGTTTATGGCTGTTAAAGCATATGCGCTTATAACATTAACAGATTGTTATGACGGTACAGATGGTACGGTTCACAGTCCTACTGCACCTAGTGATAAAACTAAGTTATGGTTTGATACAACTGATAATCTTCTAAAATACTGGAATGGTACTACATGGGAAGTGACTAATGATTTTGCTGGTGATATCAATGATATGAAGCAGAATATTACCACTGAATATACTTCTGCGATCAACCAGCTTAAAGAATCGCTGACTACACTGGTTGAAAAACTACAGACTACCACTACTGACAATTCAACTTTGATAGAGCAGTTATCATCACAGATTGTTCAAAATTCTAGTTCTATATCACTGGTTACAAACAGTATTAAAAGTATTACCGACAATATAAGTGGTCTGGCTACGAAAGAAGAAATATCACAGTGGGCTAGATTTCAGGATGGTGTATTAGAACTAGGTGCAAGCAATAGTCCCTTTGCTGTCAAATTATCTAATACGGAATTAGGATTCTATCAAAATGGAAGCAGAATAGCTTATTTATCAAATCAGCAGTTAAATATCGAATACGCAATCGTAATGACAAAATTAAATATCGGAACATTCAGCTGGAATTATGATGCTACTGATGGTCTGACATTAACTTAGGAGGTGTGTGAATGGCAACTTTTGGAACAAGTAATAAATATATAAACTACAGTGTTAACAGTCAGGAGCTGAGCTATGACATAAATTCAAACACCTCTGTTGTTAGAGTTTGGATAGACGTATGGCGAACAAACACTGGTTATACTACATATGGAACAGGAACAGTGTATGCTCGCATAAACGGCGGAGTATACAGTGCTGGTATAAGTACTGGACAGAAAATAACATCAACACCGATTCGCTTAGGTACATGGGATGTTACTGTCGGTCATAATGCTGACGGTTCAAAAGCTATAAGCGTTGCTGGGTGGATAAGTCATAGTCAGTTCAGTTCAAGCGAGCAGGGCTATACACATACATTAACTACTATCCCAAGGCAGGCTAACATTACAGAAAGTAGCAATTTCACAGATGTTCAAAATCCAACTATTAAATTCAGTAATCCGGGTGGCTTTAATATGAGCGTCTGGTTAGAGCCTAACCCAAACGGACCGCATCTTGCAGTTAGGGATAATATTCCCAACACGGGGAGTTATACATGGGAATTAACTGATGAAGAACGAAACCAGTTAAGAGAAGCGTGTAAAGGGAAAACTTGTACTATTCGTATAGGGTTATATTCTAACAATAAGCAGTGGGCAAGCTATCACGATAGAACATATACTATAACCAACGCTAATCCCAGCTTTACAAGTATTACTGCAACACCGGTAAATCCATTTGGTTCGTTGTATTTGCAAGGTAAATCAAGTATTAAATTAACAGTAAATGGTGCTAAGGGGATATATGGAAGTACTATAACTACTTACAGTATAAAAGGTGGGGATTACAGTTATAGTGGTGAATCGAACACCTATACTACCGATGTTTTAAGTAAATCAGGTGATATAACATTCACCGCAACAATTACAGACAGCAGAGGATTTACAGCAAGTAAAACGGTTAAAGTCACAATTACTGCCTATACACTGCCGACATTAACGTTTGAAACATACAGATGCGACAGTTCGGGAACTAAAGATATAATCAAGGGTACTTACATTTATGTTAAGCCTACATTTACTTATTGTGTTATAACAGGGAATGCAATAAAAACTAAAAGTATAAAAATCAACAATACAAGTAAATCAACTGCGTTTAACAGTGGACAAGGATATGTATTTAGTGGTTATGCGTTAAATACTACCCATGAAGTAGAAGTTTCCATTACTGATAATGTTGGAAATACAGTAACTGTAATTCATGATATAGATATTGGTAAAGTTATACTTAATATTCCCCCTCACAAAAACGGTGTCGGCTGGGGACGCTATTGCAATAAAGAAAATGAATTTCAAATTGAGTATGACTTGAATGTATTTGGAGAATTTTTAATCGACGATACAGAACAGCCCGTCTTTGAACTGGTTGAAACTGTTGAAGTGGAAATATAGGTAAAAAATATGACAAGAGTAAGTAAAAAAATAGAATTTATAAAGGATAAGGTAGGAAAATACTTTATTAAGGCCAACTCCATTGTAACCGCTAATAACATTCCACTTGATGAAACCGTTACAATTCTATTTGAGGGCGATACAACAAGTAATTTTACTTTAGCAGATTACTGTACGAACTATGATTATATAGAAGTGATTTGGAGACCACACCCTAGCTTAGGGCAATGTAGTGATAGGATGATTCCATCTAAAGGGGATGGGCTTCATTTGGAACGTGCTCATTCCATAAATGGAGTTACCACTGTTTATCGGTGTCAGCTGACCTTTAGTGGAAAGAGTGTAACCCTTTCAGGTCGTACTCAAGTCATTAACGGCAATGGAATTGATGCGGTAGAAGAACATATTTTAAGGGTTATTGGATATAAGTATTGAAAAGAAAGGACGGCATGAAATTATGATTAAAACACATGAATTAGACGTTACGGCAAGTAAATTTAGTGAACTTTTGGAATCAAATTACAAAATTTTAAAACAAAATGATTACGAGCAGAATGATTATATTTTATTTAGAGAAATCGAAACTGTCGAAGAAGAAGTTAGTTATACTTCGAAATCACAGTTAACGCAGATTAAACAGATTATTAATGATGAAGGTATCAAGGAAGGCTATGTATTAGCTGTACTTAATAAAATTTAAGGAGGAAACTGTTATGAAGATTAATTGGAAAGTAAGAATTGCTAACAAACAATTTTGGCTGAGTGTTATTCCAGCAGTATTGTTAGTTATTCAGGTAGTGGGAGCGGTGTTTGGCTATACACTAGATTTTGGCGATTTAGGTAATAAGTTATTAGCTGTAGTAAATGCTGTATTTGCATTACTTGTTATTTTGGGAGTTGTTGTTGATCCTACAACTCAAGGGGTTAGTGATTCCGAACGTGCTCAACAATATGACAAACCAGTTAAGTAGGTGATTGTATGAGCGATGTAGTAGTTACCGCTATTATAAGTGGTTTGTGCGTTGCTATCCCATCAGTAATAGCAACGATGAGCAGTAATAACAAATCAAATGCGTTGATGAATTATAGAATTGATGAATTGACTAAGGAGGTCGAAAAACATAATTCTGTAGTCGAACGTATGGCTGTTGTAGAAAACAGCCTAAAATCAGCCCATCATCGTATTGATGAATTAAAAAAGTAATGAGCCTTGAGCCTACTTTTAAATAAGGAGGTTTTTATTTATGTCAAAAACAGCAAATGAATTAGTAAATTTCGCAAAATCTAAATTAGGTACTAACTATGTATACGGGATGAAAGGAGCTGTATTAACAGATTCTAAATTAAGATCGTTAGCTAACAGCTATCCAAAATATCTTACATATAATAAGGAAAAAGGAAAAATCGGAACAGTGTGTATTGACTGTAGCGGACTTATTAGCTGGTGCACTGGTAAAGTAAGAGGATCTAGTCAATATAAAGAAACTGCTACACGCATTGAACCTATCAGCAATATAAACGGTGCAGTAGCTGGTTGTGCTTTATGGCAACAAGGGCATATTGGTATTTATATCGGAAATGGAGAATGTATCGAAGCTCGTGGAAGTGCATATGGTACAGTTAAAACAAAAGTAGCAAACAGAAAATTCACACATATATTATGGTTATGTGATATTGATTATGATAATTCTGTTCAGGTTCCACAAGAGCCTAGTGGGGTTAGTTATAAAGTTAAAGTCGATACGCCAAGCGGTGTAAACTGTCGTAATGCTCCAAACGGTGCAAAGGTTAAGGCTTATGCCAACGGTACGGAATTGACTATTACACAAGAAATAAATGGCTGGGGATTTACTGGCGAAGGCTGGGTGTCTTTGCAATACTGTAATAAAATTCAAGACAGTGTATCACAAAATTTAGGGACTTATGAAGTAACCGCCAGTGATTTAAGTGTTCGTACTGGTCCGGGAGAAAACTTTAGAAGAAAAACATATAATGAATTAACTGAAGATGCAAAAAAACATGATTATGATAAAGACGGTTGTCTAAACAAGGGAACTCGTGTTACTGTTAAAGAATGGTCGAACGGATGGGCTAGAATTCCTAGTGGTTGGGTGTCTGGAGAATACTTAAGAAAGGTGTAAAGTAGTAATGGTTAAGGTTAAAGTAGTGAGAGGTGCTGTAGATATGGACGGGGATAAACTCCCGTTCTATTTATGGGATTCGTATTTTACGGTTGTTGAAGAAATGCCAACATATAGCATCATAATGACTGGTAATAGAACATTCAAATTTAAAAATGAATTTATTATAAAGGAAGGTAAATAGCATGGTAAAAGTAATAGCGGATGCATTAAATGTTAGAAGTGAAAATCGAGTTAATGAAAGAAATGTAATTGGTATTGTCTATAAAGGTGATGAATTAGAAGTAATTAAACAAGGACCGAAGTGGACAGAGATAAAATACAAAGATAAAAAGGCATATGTAATGAATGAATTTATTGAAAAAATCTAGACCATTAGATCTAGATTTTTTTAGTAGCTTGATGTGTGTTGGATTATACGCTTTTGTTTTTCTATATCGTGTTTGCAGTCTATAATCTGTTGTTCTTTATCAGGGTTGTTTGAAAATTCTAAAAAATTTAATTTTTCTTCAAGTACAGAAAGTCTGCGTTTTGCTTCTTGCATTTTCTTATCTTTTAAGTTCATAAATTACACCTCATTAATAATTTAATAACTTTTTTTGAAAAAATTCAAGAAATAAAAAAGTAATTTGCATACATAAGAAGTAAATAATAATAGGAGGTGAAAAAAATGGAGTTAAATATATATAATTTATCCAAAGTTTATAATCCACATTTTTATAATCTTATGGATATTTATGTTACATATGTATGTCAAAACATAGACCTATCAGGACTATAGTGGTATAATCAAAAAGAACACATTTTACCCGTGGGGAGGGAAGCGTGTTCTTTTTGTTATTTTACTCCCATTTTACTCCCAAATACAAAAACTATATGAAAAATAAGTAAAAAAGTACACTTATAGTTGGAAAAATAAGGCGTAAAGTGTTTGATTTCCATATTGTTCAAGTCTTCTTAATGAATTAATCATTGCATTTAACCGCATGAAATCAGGGAGTTTGGAGGTTTTTTACTCCTTTTTACTCCTAAAATAAAAAAAACACCCTAATGAGTGTTTTTTTTTATTTTTTAAACAATGATGTTATTCGCTTTCTTTCACTAGAATATAAATGACCGTATGTATTTGAAGTTGTTTTAATATCATTGTGCCCAGCCATTTGAGAAATTGTAAAAAGTTCAACACCTTTAGATATCAGCATCGATATATAGCTATGTCTCAACCCATGTACTGTTATTTTAGGCAAATCCATATCCTTGATGTAATTATTAAGTGTATCATTTAAATTTGTATAGCATCCTTTAAAAGGATATTTTTTTTCTTTCATAAATTCTTCAAGTCTAGGTGTTAGCCAATCAGGTATTGGCACGATTCTCTTAGAATGATTGTTTTTAAACACTGTAGTAATTATAGTCTTATTTCCTTGGCGTTTAACTGTATGTGACAAATGTAATTCATTATTTTTTATATCTAAGTCTGTTATATCTAGTCCGCATAATTCACTTTTACGCAATCCAGTATAAAATAATGTTGTGAAAATTAAATTGTGTGTGTTGTGTGTTATAGTAGATATAAACTTTTCAAATTGTTCCTCGGTCCAAAATGTAATTTCAGGTTTAGAAACTTTAGTCCTATTAACAAAAATAAATGGGTTAATATCTATATATTTTCTTTTTAAGCACCAATTAAAAAAACTATTCAAACCGCCTTCTCTTGTCTTAACAGTACGTGGTGATAAATCATTACTAATGTCTTTGATCCATTCTATTATATCAATATCTTTTATTTTATTTAGTTTTACTCCTTCAAATCTTTTATATTTTTTTCTCCATGTTTTTTCTATGTTATTCAAGGTGTTCTGTGAAAGATTTCTTTTTTTGCAGTCTACAATATATAAATCATATACATCAGAAAAGATATTATTTTTTTGTAAAACAGTTTTACCATTGTTATTTAATGTTAATTCTGCCACTTTTTTTCTACCATCTTTTATAGATTTTGATGTAACAGTTTTTCTAATTCTGCTCCCATCTGCTCTATATCCTATATTCACGTCAAAAATGTACCGTTTTTCGCCGTTTTTTAATATTCGGACTTTATATTCCTTTGCCATTTTATTTTACTCCTTTATTTGTTATAATAGGAGCATAATAAAAACTATCGACCGAAAGATAATTTTATTATGCTCAGTGATATTGCAGTATCACTTTAACCATCCCATTGCAGTGGGGTGGTTTTTTTGTATTAATTTATTAAATATCCATAACTATAATAATATGTGAGAACACTAATTATTTCTGTAGCACCTAGATTATAAGTTGAAAGCCATTTTCCAAAATCAGCTTTTTGTTTTACAACATCATCACTAGAAAAATCATCTTTAACAGTTGCATCGGGGAACGGATTTATTATATGGTATTGAGAATTATTGATACCGCTATTTTTATAAACGCAGTTAATGCTAGTACCACCGATTGCATCATCGCTTTTAGAAATTAATAAGAGTATAGCTATATCATCTTTCGAAACACCTACTTTTACTAAGTAGCTGGGATCGTTTAGTCTTTCAAATTTATAACCATTATTAACTAATTTTTTGTATGTTTCATCATTTGATACAAATGTAGTTTCTTTTTCTGTTACAGTTAATTTTGCGGTATTACTCTTAATTGTTTCGCCATCTGAAGTTTCGATTTCTAAGTAGAAGTTTGTTTCTCCTGCTTTTAAAGCAGTAATAAAATCACTACTTGCTTCTGCTATCGAATCGTCATCAAAAATAATTTTTTTACTTTTAATTCCAAAATTA